GTTCATAAGGGTGTCGGGCTCTTGGGGCTGGCCTTGACCAAAGCCCTGCGGGATTCCATTAAAATACATTTTTAAACCTTTATTTTCCCTTGCCGCTCAAGGCGGTTGCCAGATTTTTCTGGTTTACATTCCCAATATTGCTATACCTGTTTGTCATTTTTACCCCGGCAATGTAGCGGTATATTTAGACTGAGATATCAGCGAGTAGTTTGCGTGACCAGTCTGAGATGCGGTAACAGACAAATAACCGCTTGCGTCAACAGCGAAAGCAAACGTGGTAGTGTCATTATTTTGATGCCTGCCCATGCTAACCGCATCAACGGCAGCACCACTCATTCTTTTTGAAATCATAAACACTTCCGTAACGTTGTCAGATGCGGTGGGAAACCCAGAGTGACAGCACATTATAATTATACCACCACCCCCTGAGCCGGGCGCACCCGCAAAAACATACGGTCTATAGCCGTCACTTCCATTAAACGAATAAGCAGTAGCAGGCGTGCTAGTATATGCAATGTTACGGTCAGTTGTTAAGCTGTCTGTCCCAGTTATTGATAGTTGCATGTAGTTGCAACCATTTAATACTATATTCCCGCCAGTCATGGTCGGCGATTGGTTAGGAGAAGAGCAACCTGTGAATATAACTTGTTGAGCAGATGCAAATGTTAAAACGGAACTAGCCGAAAGTCCCTTTACAAACTTGCACCCATTAAAATTTGAAATCACAAGACTATTGTTGGATTTGTAATGGAAAAGCTGGTTTGCCTCAAAATATACACCGTAGAAGCTTGTGGGCTGTGAACCCGTGTAGGCAGTATTCATGCCAACTTCAACAGCACCCTGTGAGCAGCCCTCAATAATTGAGCCATAAACGGCTAAATCGCCACCGTCTGCCTCAATTGCTTTTCCAGTTATGTTTGTGAAATCTGTTGCGTAAATGCTTACGGCGTATGACCAGTAAGGAATTTCTGTTTGGTCTTGACGCAACTTAATCGCAGATGTTGCTGCAATGTTAGTGAACGTGCATCCGGTAATGACAAGCCCAAATCCACGATTGTTATCAATAACGTGGGTTGCTTCGATAAGGTCAAACACACAATTCACTATGCGAACGTCGTTGATGGCGTTGATATAAGAAGGCGTTGCTCCTGATGCTGTACCAAGGCGAATTATAGAGGCTGGTGTACTCCCTGATTGAGTATTGAATACAAGCCCTTCAAAAGTGGTTATGTTGCGAGGAAATGAAACCGCGCTAGGAATGCCCGTGCAAATGATGGCATCGCCATTATGCGCCACTTTAATGATTGGCCACCCAGAGCCTATAAACCGAAAGTTTCCGGAAACCGTAAGAACAGAGGTTGTTTTATACACGCCAGCGGGGAACAAAACTGGCGGAGTCCCAGCGGATGCTAGGGATTCGCTATTGGCATAATCTATGGCCGCCTGAATAGCTGCGGTATCATCCGCCACACCATTACCAACTGCGCCAAAATCCTTAACGCTAATGATTTCCTGCAATTTTCCGTGGACAGTCCTACCCACAGCACCAGTTAAATTGCCGGATGCATTTGATTGACGGAACCCAACTAGAGCGTCACCCAGCGCGGGGTCTGTTGTGTTGGCGAGGTTAAGGCTATCCTGATCCGTATATGGACCGGAAGTGATAATCTTTAATGAGTTTTCAGATGTTGTGTCGCACCAAACACTTCCCTCGGGGAATCCGTCTGGGGGAGACCCGGTTGAGGATATGGGCGGATTAACAATTGTTAGGCCGGAAATTGGGAACCCAGCTTCGCCGCTAAGGTCTGAGCCGCATGTGAAGGGGGTGACTGCTCTACTCTTGGTGAACTCAAGGGAGATCTGCTTGACCAGCCTGTCCATATAGCCAATGTTGTATTCATTTGGCGGCGTTGGCAGTGCTGTGGGGGTAAGTTTCGAACTCATCTCCGTCCGTCCTTGCGCATATCAAGCCGCGGCACACCAAGCCTCCACTCAACCCCGGTCTCATTGCTCTCAACCCGAAGAGCCACGGATCTAGCCCTTAGCCGTGTGAATACCTGATTGGTGAACCTATTCACGGTGAGTGTTGCGGCGGCATTGCGTTCAACGTCCCGTTCATTCCCGGCACCAATCACAGACCCCGGATAGTCCTGCGGCCTGATTGTGAACTTCACGCATGGCTCCTTGTCGCCGTCATGCACAACCGAGTTGCGGAACGTGAGGTCTGGGATCACGCGATTGATAAACAAGAAGTCATCACCATCTTCAATCTCAATTGCACTTGACTGAATGTAGGCAGTAATGGGTGTGGCGGGAGAAGTTGATCCATCATCCGACCCGCTTTCCTGATTATACAAATAACCCTCCGGGCTTACGGCTCGTGGGTTTGTGTGTCCACGGCGGTCAATCCACGCCGTTCTGGCAAGACTACCGTAGTACCATGCATTCTCAACGTAGTTGTAAACAACATACCTGTCGTTCTCTCGCGACCCTTCCGGGCCTTGGCTTGCAGAGGGATATAGCCAAATAATCTCATTGTTGCCCGAATCGCCCGAGCAATAAACCTTGTCGCCATCGTCAACACTTATGTCCAAAAACACATAATCACGAACCGTGCAGGGCATAGCCGTGATCTTGCCGTCATACATATAGAAGTTGTTTGTGCCCATCCAGAATGCCACTGAGCCAGCCACAAACTTTGAGTTTGGACCGATAATATCAAAGTTGGAGCCAACAAGGTTAAAGCCCCATCCATAGGGAGGCCCAACATATGACATGGTGAACAGGGTTGAGTCTGTCCATATAAGGATTTCTTCGCGGTTTTGAATGGCCGTGACAATGTAGGAGCCAGCAGAAAGCCTCTGCTCGCCAGCAGTTTTTGTCGTGTCGGCTGTGTCCCAATTTGTCGGGTCACTGGAATCAGACCACCTTACAACCATCTTGTCTTGAGGCTTTGTTGTGTCGTATGGGTTGCAGCCAAATGCAATGATCTGCCTGTTCTGATCCGACACCATAATTTCGGTTGCAACGTATGGCAGATAAAGCTTTGCATAAGCCGAGCCAAGTTCGCTAAAACTGACTGCGGGGCCGTCAATATCTCCAACGTCCCAATACACAAGCGAAGATGTGTAAACAATAGAGCCACTTCCGCCACTAGCATTTGATGATGCCGCGTTGGATGTTATGAATGTGTAGGCGTTGGCGTTTGCAACAGTGATTGTTTGGCTGCCGTTAAGCTGAGAAATTGGGATCCCGCCAATAGTGGAGGTCACACCACCGATAATAATGGCTGTGCCGTTGGAGAGACCGTGGTTAACCCGCGTCACAGTAACTACGTTGCTTGTGTTTGTGGTGGCAAGTGGAGTGCTGCCAAGGGTGACGCCATTTGTGAGGTCGCGAGGACACGCAATCATGTCTTCGCCGTAGTTGTCTACGGTCCATAGGCCGCTGTAGTAGGTGGTGACTGTTGTGTCGGGGCCGAAACCCCAAGCATAAGGCCCCGGTATGCCACCCCAACCTCCGCTACCCCAGCCAGCATAAGTAACAGATGAAGAAATACCCGGATGAAACTGATACTTCACAACAACAGATGAGCCACCACCCGGAACGCCGTTAACAAGCATGCCATAAACGTTTGTGGTGAAGTCTATTTCAAGATTGTTTTCTTCAGCAACACTTGTGGAAACCACTGTGTAGGTGTTGTCGTCAATAACCTCATTGATAACCCACTCACCATTTATTTGTGATGCGTCAAACCCGCCCGCCGCCGTGGCACCGGATATCGTAATATAATCCCCAACCACAGCACCATGATTCACATCTGTGATTGTTATGACGTTTGACAGGTCTGAAGTGACGATTGGGTTTGTGCCGAGAGTAATGGTTCGGCGTAGAGGGGTGATGTCGATAATGCTTGATGAATCATCCACATAGAACTTGATGTTTGTGGGGATGGCCAAGTAGGATGTGCCAACAAGGCTAGACCAATCATACATCTTCCGGCACTTCCCAATAAGAGCCGTCTGATTCTGGTATATCTTTGTCCAGCCACCAATCTTCTCCGGGAGCCCATTGCGGAACCGGATGAAGTCGGAGTCAAACCAGCCGCCACTGTTCGCGTAATTTGTGGTATCGCGATTGATTCCGGGCTGTAGTTTGATCTTTGCAAGCATTCTTAACGCCTCAAGAGAGGTTCTTTAGTTTGTAGATTGTGGACAGGTATATGCCTACAATCTCATCAACAATGTTCTCAAGGGCGGGAACTCCACTGGCAATCTTTGATCTGTTCTTTGACATCCAGTTTGCGTCATCAGCGAGGCATTTGATGATTTCCACAGACTCATCCTTGCAGGACAGATCAACGTGGCCAATGATCCCCTTGGAGCCCTGAGTGGCCTCAACAAGCTTATCAAGCGCATCAATCACATCATCATAAAAGCTACCAAGCGCCTGATGCTCAGCAAAGGATTTTGTTTTCCAGTGAGAGAGGTGTGCTTGATTGCGGGTTTTAAAAATGCGGGCGACGAGTTCTTCAATCATATTATAACTCCGCCGCCGCAATGAAAAATTCGTCAATCTGTTGTGATGTTAGGTTTAAGTTTACTGCAAGCTGGTTGAGGAGTGGATCGTTGCGCCTAAACTCTGAAGCGTACTGCCAAGAGATTTTCGTTGCCTCATCCTGCTGGGCGATCATTTCCTCCACGGACGCGAGTAGCCCCTGCTCTAGAAGAACAAGACGCACTTGGCGCGGGGTTACTGACTGCGGAACTACAGGCGGCGGCGCAACATACTCAAGTGTATTTGGGTCAGCCGCCAGCGCCGCATAAAGCGATGCCACATCAAACGCTGCGCCAGTGTCGGCTGGATCAGCGGTGAACGGTATCCAACCATACACAGGATGGTTGATTTCACAGTCGATGGCTACGCCAGCGGTTTTTTTCGGATTGCGATATTCCATTATACGTACCTCAAC